GTATATGGGAAGACATAAGAAAAACAAAAAACAAAAACCTGAAATTAAAATAAGCAGAACTATTTTTAATATAGTATTTTTATTACTTACATTATTTTCAGTATCAATAATAATAAATATATTAATGGGAGGTATATAATGTTTATAGATAAATATAATATAAAAGTTATAGGTCAAGAGTACAATTCTAAAAAAGAAAAGTATGATAATGACTTAACTAAATTAACTTTAAGTTGTACTGATGGAGTACATCACAAAAAATTTATAGCAATGCTAGAAGAATTATGTGATGCTCATGAGGGTCAACATTTAGAGTTAGATATTAAAATTAAACAACATCAATACGATAACTAAGGAGGTTATAATATGTTTGGATTTAATAAAGATAAAGAAGATAAAGTTAGAAGATACATGGTGATGGGTAAATTTAAACATGGTACTAATTTTATTTTAGAAAAACAATTTTTAAATAAGGATAGTGCAGACCAATATGTATCACTAATGAAAGATAACAATGAATATTCTGACTATGAATATTTTTTATTTGAACAATCAAAGGACTATAATTATGAGGACACAAATGACAGAGGATGATGTGACTTCTTATGGTGATGTTTATCTTGAAGAGTTATCTAAAAATTTAGATGATAACAAAGATGAATACTCTAAGCTATTAGAATGGACTAATGAACTTTCAGAAAATAATTTTAATCTGATAAAAGAAATAAAAGATTTAGAAATTAAATTTAATAATTTAAAATTTAAATCAAATGATTGGATAGCAGATTTAAAAAAAGCTGAAGAAATTAGATTACAATTAGTTGAGGAGATTAAAAATCTTAAAGCAGAAGTAAAATATGAAAGACAACTTAGACTAGAAGGAGCAAAGCATCATTAAAGTGTTGATATTACTAGGTTTTTTTAGCCTTAATTTAAACACAATTATATGCTAGAATAAAATATGTTAACAAAAAGACAATACCAATTGTTTACTTTTCTTAAAGATTATTCTAAAAAAAATAAAGTTATGCCTTCATTTGAAGATATAATGAAACATATGAATATGAAAAGTAAGAGTAATGTATTTCAAATGTTGGGCTATATAGAGTGGAAGGGATACATAAAGAAACATCCCTTCCAAGCTAGAGCAATACAAATAGTAAAGGAGTATGAGAATGATGTATGATGAGAGTAAAAAATATAAAGATGTACCATTAGATAGTGAAGTGTTTACATACCTAGATAAATGTGATAACTTGGAGACTGAAAAATTAGGAATACTATTAGCAAATCTTAGTATGCCTAGAATGTGTTATAGTTGGAGTAGTGTTGAAGACTTTAATAACTTATTAAATAAATATAAGATAGATGTTTCTAAGTTTGAAAAAGAAAAACCAGTTATAGAAAAATCTGTCAAAGCTGAAATATCAGATACTCTATTTAATCTTATAGAGAATAATAATTATAAGAAAAGAAATTTAATTAAAGCATTAAGAGAAAAGTTTCCAGAAGTTAACGCAGGAGTAATACAAAGATTGATTAAGAAATATTTATCTCTAAGAATATTAGAAATAGATACAACATATAAAACAAAAAGATATATTATAAAAGGTAAGTACTACATTAAATAAAGGGGAAGATGACAAAGTTTATATTAAAAAAATCTTATGTTAATTTAGATTTACAAATTGAAGATTACTTTGAAGATGTAAAAGATGAAGATAAGTTAAAAGATAAAATAATATTTAGTGATAATGCTAGTATAATTAGTAAAGAGGCTAAGTATACTAGAGCAACAATAGAGGAGATAGATGAAAAGACTTATAAAGCAAAGCTTAAAAAGATTTCTGAAAAGAATAAAACAGTTACAACAAAAGATATTAAAAAGGATTAGACATGTTAAAAGCTGAAGCATTTGTAAATCCATTACAAGATAATTCTGGTTTTAAAGTATCACCAGAAATATTATTATGGAGGTCTGTTATTGTTAGAACAATATTAGATTCAATGGGAGTAGACATACATGCCTGGGGGTATGCCAGGAAAAGAATTATAGAAGACTCTATTGAATGGTTTCATAAAAACAATGAAGACTTTATTTTGGTATGTGATTATGCAGATTTAGAACCTGACTTTGTATTAAGACTAAAGAAAAAAATAGAAAGTAAGAATGCTATAGATGCTTTTAAAAATAAAAACTTACACAAATTTATTTTAGAATACATTTGTACATTTGCAGGTGAACAATAATGAAACTAAATAACACATCTAAGTTTGACATTGACTTAAAGTATGGTCAAGTTAGAGAGAAAAGAGTAGCTGACTTGTTAGGTAAAGAACAAGTTGAAATTAAAACAGAAAGAAGTTGGTGGAGAAAGACAGGCAACATTGCAATTGAATATGAGTATAGAGGAAACCCTTCTGGGATTGATAAGACTGAAGCTAAATGGTGGTTTCATATTTTAGAATTAGATAAGAAAGAACATTGCATTTTAGTTTTTAGAGTATCAAGATTAAAAAAGATAGTTAAGAAATATAAAAAGACACACACTAAAAACATAGGAGACTATAGAGCAAGTAAGTGTGTGGTTATTCCAATCAAAGAATTATTTAAGGAGGACTGTTACAGTATATAATATGGCAGATAAAGATTTAATTAGACAGTATAAAGATACGATAGCTGACTTAACTAGAGAGAAAGAAGAATCTTTTAAAACAATTAAAGATAAAGATTTAAGAATTAAAAAAATACTAATTGAATTAGAACAAGCTAATAACGATATACAATCAATGGGTAAAAAGATTTCTGACTTAGAAAGTAAGTTAAATAAAAAAGATAATTTATCTAAGAAAATAGATAAAGTTTTAAGTGGACAAACTGAAAAAAAAGTTTCAGAAAGTGTTGACAAGGATGAATAATTTTGCTATAGATTCTGACATGTCAAATAAATTAATTAACATACGAGGTAAAATATTATGGCAATAGTAGAAGGTAAAGCTTATTGGGCTTCAATAACTAGACCCAATGAAAAGTTTGAACCAATGTGGAGACTGGACTTAGCAGTTGATGATGCAACAGCATCTGAGTTTCAAAAGGAAGGTATCTCAATTGGTGAAACTACAGTCGATAATGAGACTATAAAAAATGTTATCAAGTTTAAGAGAAAAGTTTCTAAAGCTAATGGTGACAAAAACCAACCACCACAACTAGTGGATGCAGAAAAGAAACCACTAGATAAGATAGTCGGTAATGGTAGTAAAGTCAAAGTAATGTATAAATCTTATGACTGGAATTACAAAGGTAAGACTGGTAAAGGTTTAGACTTACAAGCTGTACAAGTTTTAGACTTAGTTGAATATACACCTAAAGAAGATTTTTCAGTTGAGGGAAAGTCTGAAGATGGTGAAGCAATCAATAGCGATTTTTAACTAGTCTAATAACCACAAGATATAATGTTCATAGTTGTCATTATACTTAACTCCTATGAGAGAGTCGGATACCTCCATCTGGCTCTCTCACATTTAACTAAAATTTTAAAGGGCGACAATGGAAGACATAGAGAAAAAAGGGTTTGTTAAATATCATTTACCCTGTCCACTTTGTTCAAGTACTGACGCAGTATCTGTAAACAATGATGGTTCAGCTTATTGTTTTTCCTGTCAGCAGTACATCAGGGAATACAATATGGAAACAAATCATGAAACAACAAATAGAGTAAATGAATATGAAGTCAAAGATTTTATCAAAGAATCTAATTTCGCAGAAATCATAGATAGAAATATCAAAGAAGATACTTGTAAGAAGTATGGAGTCACAGTTAAGATGGACTCTGTTGGCAATATAACACATCATTATTATCCTTACCATGATAAACAAGGTGCAAAGATTGCAACAAAAACTAGATACACTAAGCTAAAAGAATTTAGTATTCAAGGTAATACTAAAACTTCTGGATTGTTTGGTGAACATTTATTTTCTAAAGGTAAATATATAATCTTAACTGAAGGTGAGTTAGATTGTTTATCAGCTTACCAAATGTTTAAGACTGATAAGTATGATACACCTGTTGTTAGTATTAAGAATGGAATTACTTCAGCAGTTAAAGATATTAAAAATAGTTTAGATTACCTAGAACAATTTGATAATGTTATTATTAATTTTGATAATGATAAACATGGTCAAGAAGGTGCACTAAAAGTAGCTGAGTTATTTAGTCCAGGTAAATGTAAGATAATGAATTTACCACAGGAATATAAAGATGCCTCAGATTGTTTAGCTAAAAATAAAATTCAAGTATACACCAAAGCATTTTGGGATGCTAAGTTATATGCTCCAGATGGAATTATAAATGCTAATGTTTTATTTGAAGAGATTGCTAAACCAACTACAAGAGCATTTGTTCAGTATCCATTTGAAGGTATGAATAAATTAACTTATGGTATTAGACCTTCAGAGTTAGTTACATTTACAGCAGGGTCTGGTTTAGGTAAGACACAAGTTATGAGAGAAGTAGTTTATCATATGCTTAAATCAACTGAAGATAATATTGGATTGTTAATGTTAGAAGAAACACCAGTCATTACTTCTAAAGGTTTGATGAGTATTGAGGCTAATCAAAGATTACATTTACCAGATGTACATGTAAGTAAAGATGAATTAAAAACATACTTTGATGCAACAGTAGGTACTGGTAGAGTTTTTATGTTTGACCATTTTGGTTCTAACTCTATTGACAATATAGTTTCAAGAGTAAGATACTTAGCTAAAGGTTTAGATTGTAAGTATGTAGTGATAGACCATGTTAGTATTATTGTATCAGACCAATCTCATGGTGATGAACGAAGAGCATTAGATGAGATTATGACTAGGTTAAGAACACTAGTTCAAGAGACTGGAGTATCAATGATAGTTGTATCACACTTACGAAGACCAGACGGTAAAGGACATGAGGAAGGTGCAGCAACATCTTTATCACAGCTTAGAGGTTCAGCAAGTATAGGTCAACTAAGTGATATGGTTATTGGATTAGAAAGAGATGCACAGAATGATGACCCAGAGATTAGAAATACAACAAGAGTTAGAGTATTAAAGAATAGATTTTCTGGGCTCACAGGACCTTGTTGTGATTTAAGATATGATGTTGATACTGGTAGATTGAAAGAGGTTAAAGTAGATGACCTTTAATAAAGTAGTGTTTGATATTGAAACAACAATGACTGCAGATAAAATTTGGTGCATTGTTTGTAAGCATGATAAAACTTACTATCAATTTGTAGAAGGTAAAAACTTAAATAGATTTGAAGAGTTTGCAAAACAAACTAAAGAATTTATTGGACATAATATTATTGGGTTTGATGTACCAGTAGTTAAAAAGTTTTTAGGTGCAGACATATTTAAGAATTGTAAACTTACAGATACA